CCTCGCCGACGTCCCCGCCCCGCCGCCGCGAGCCATCAAGGTGGGCGAGATCGACGGCAAACCGGTGGCGGCGGTGTGGGAAACTCCCGAGCGCGGTATAAACCTGCGCGCCGCCCAGCTCCACCCCGAACCGGCGGTCTCCGCCGCCGTCAACCGCGCCCGCCAGCTGCTCCACCATCTGAAAGTCCACCGCTTCTGCGGCGTGTGCGGCGCCGAAAACCGCCTCTCCGGCGCCGACACCGCCCTCGTCTGCCCCGACTGCGGCAACGCCGTCTATCCCCGCATCGACCCCGCCGTGATCGTGGCGGTGACCCGCGGCGACCGCCTGCTGCTTGCGCACAATCGCCGTTTTGCCAACGGCGTGTTCAGCTTGGTTGCCGGCTTTGTGGAGGGGGGCGAGACCATGGAAATGGCGGTGCGCCGCGAAGTTGAGGAAGAAGTCGGCATAAGGGTGAAAAACATCCGCTACGTGCACAGTCAATTCTGGCCGTTTCCCCACTCCCTCATGCTCGGCTGCTTTGCCGAATACGCCGATGGCGAACTCTCCCCCGACGGCGACGAGATCAGCGAGGCCGGATTTTTCCCTCCCCACGCACTCCCCGCCACCCCCGCTCCGGGTTCGGTGGCGCACCGTTTGATCGAGCTTTGGAAGTCCGGCGCCCTCACGTGATAGTTTTTCGGTTTTTTTTCCAAAACCTTATTGCAAAACCTCCCCGCTCCCCTTATATTATATACAAGGTCGCGGTTCGCCGCGGCATTGACATAAATTCACATATACTTTGAAAGGCGGTACGCCGGTAATTTGACTCCCGCCGCGAGGTGGCTTTCAATAAAAAAGGGGGCTGGGCAGAGGCTTGGCTGTAAAAATTAAAACGCAAAAAAACGCAAGTTTGATTTGGTGAACGCGGGTTCGACGCTGTAAATGCGAGTTCGATAGTGAGTGCAAGTCCGATTTGAGGTTATGGAAAGTCCGCCGGTTCGCGCAACGCGAGCGGGGCGGCAAAAAAATCCCCCCCTTCCCAAGTGAGCCACCGATGAGGAGTTCCAAAGTTCCGTCGCGCCGGTTGTTGACCATGGAACAGGTGGATTTTATAAATTCCGCGCCCAATGGGGGTTCGGATATGAATACGGCGGCTCCCCCGCGAGTCCCGCTGGCGGCGCGTATGCGTCCGCGCGACCTCTCCGAATACGTTGGTCAGCGGCACATTCTGGCGGAGGGCAAGCTGCTGCGGCGGGCGATCGAGGCGGACAAGTTCAGCTCCATCATCCTCTCCGGCCCCCCCGGCACCGGCAAGACCAGCCTGGCGGAGATCATCGCCAACACCACCAACAGCACCTTTGTGCGCCTCTCCGGGGTGACCAGCACGGTGGCCGACATCCGGCGCGAAGTCGCCAACGCCATCGGGCGCAGCCAGTTGCACAATGTAAAAACGATCCTCTTCGTGGACGAGATCCACCGCTTCAGCAAAAGCCAGCAGGACTCTCTTCTGCCAGACGTGGAGAACGGCAACGTCTGCGCTCACAACGACATCATCCCGTACCATCTGAAGCCGATGACGCAGGCGTGCGACCTGATGGCGAAAATGGAAAAACTGCTGTTCGCGGTCATGGACGAAAAGGAGAAGGAAGAATGAACAACGCGCTGATCGCCATAAGCGAAGAAGACTACATGAAAATGATCGGTGTTTTTCAGCACAGCGATCCGGAATTGTACTCGCTGCTGAAAGACCGGCACCCCATCCGCGTTGACGGAAATCTATCGTCGGGTGATTGGGATGTGCTTGACGCGAACGGATGTCCGATGTCATTGCACAGAACACAGCATATCAAACTGAAAGGGAAAAGATGAACGGCAAAAACGGGAGTGAGATTGTAAAATTATTGGGTGGCAAAGAAGTATCCATATCGGTTGAAATGGATGACGAAACACGAAATTTTTTTGAACTGATTCTGAATATGCAAAAAAAGTCAAAAGGAGATGCAATGAGCGACAACGTGAATCATCCTGCGCATTACGCGCCGAAATTCGAGACCAAACCCGTAGAGTGCATCGACATCACCCGGAATCTGCCGTTTTCCCTCGGAAACGCGTTCAAATACGTATGGAGGGCCGGTGACAAGGGAGACCGACGCAAGGCCGTGGAGGATTTGGAAAAGGCGCAGTGGTATCTCCGCGATGCCGCCGATGACGAGTTCATCCACACGGACTGCCGGGAGGCGAGACTGCTTTTCGACATGCTCGTCGATGACGGGAGCATGCGGTTCAGCGCGCTGCATGCCATCGTCTGCGGACGCTACGGCGACGCGTTCATCAAAATCGAAAAACTCAAATTGGAGATCGACCATGAAAATTGACAATGTGAAAATCTACGAACTCGCCGAGTCCATCGTCGCGTCCGGTCTGCCGATGCAGGACCGCTTCGACGAAGACGCTTTCGACGAAACGCTTTCCCGCGTTCGCGGAGAATTTCCCTCGGCTCAAGAACAGTTCAGGCGAGCGGAACGGCTGGCGGCGAGTCCGGCCAACTCCGGACACTGCAACTACCTCAAGGGGATCGTCGTCGCCGCGAACATTTCCGGCACGATCAAATGGTGGGAGCAGTTTCAGCGCTACCACTTCGCCACCATCATTTCCAGCATGTCCACGATGCACCGGATCACCCGGATGAGCATGGAATGCTGCATGTCGGAAAAGGTGCTGCCGGAGACCAAGACGCGCTGCGGAGAACTCGTCGAACGGTACGGGCGGCGGGAGATCGATTTCGACACGCTGATCGACAACATGCCGCTCGGAATCGTCTTGACGGCACGGGTGCAGACCAATTATCTGCAACTGCGGACAATCTGGAATCAGCGCAAAAACCACAAATACCACGAGTGGAAACCATTCTGCGAATGGGTGGAAACTCTGCCCCGCGCGGCGGAGTTCATCACCGTTGACAGCGGCGGTATTATTGCCTGAAAAGAGGAATGCACACCATGAAAATCACCATCCATTTCAAAAGGCTCGACGAACGAGCGAAAGCCCCGAAGCAGGGGCATCCGGGCGATGCCGGATTCGACCTTTACGCCACCAGCTGCGAGAGGATCGGACTTTTCAAGTACCGTTACGGCACCGGCATCGCGGTCGGCATCCCGCGCGGATACGAGGGACAGATACGCCCCCGGTCCAGCATCCACAAAAGCGGCATGATCCTCGCCAACTCCATCGGGACCGTGGACGCCCCGTATCGCGGCGAGATCATGGCCGTATTCTGGAAGATACCGTTTGTCGGGAAACGCTACGAAGTCGGCGACCGCGTCTGCCAGCTGGTCGTAAAACCCGTTCCGGAAGTCGAATACGCCGAGGTCGGCGAACTCGATGACACCAGCCGGGGCAAAGGCGGTTTCGGAAGCACCGGACGCTAACCGCATACGGAGAAAACACACATGGAACACACCGCAGCGCCGGGCGTCGTTTTGTATTCGACGAACTGCCCCAAATGCCGGGTGCTGGAGATCAAACTTCGGCAGAAAAACATCCCCCACACGGTCATCACCGATGTGGAAAAGATCATCGCCACCGGGCGGCAGACCGCGCCGCTCTTGGAAGCGGACGGGAAGATCATGGATTTCACGGAAGCATTGGAGTTCATACGGAAAAAATGAAAATCGACATCAAGACCGACAAGGATTTCGAGCATTGTCTCGAAGCACTCAAAAACAAGTACGGCGAGGATTTCGAGATTCTGAACGGCTTTCACGAAAGCCAGATGAATTTTTCGGACTTCATCGACAATTTCGTGGACAAGAACGTCGCCGACGTGACCATCGACGCGAACGCCAATTCGAGCAACAAGGACATCCGCAGTCTGCTCGCCGAAAAAGGCAAGCCCATCGACAAACTCTTTTCGTTCAACAAAATCTTCTACGAGATCAAGAAAAAATACGGTCTCCGCACCGCGAAGAAATGGCTGGAAGCGGAATACTCCGGACTCTTTTACAATCACGATGCCTGCACGACGAGTTTTCTGCCGTACTGCTACGCCTACGACCTCACGCGCCTTGCGACGGAAGGACTCTTTTTTCTCAAAAACTACAACCACGAAAGCCCGAAGCACCTCACGACCTTCCTCGACGACGTGATTGAGTTCATCTCGTTCATGTCGAACCGGTCCAGCGGCGCGGTCGGAATCCCGAACATCCTCGTCTGGACATTCTATTTCTGGCGCAAAGACGTGGAATCCGGGTACGTCAACAAAAATCCCGACTACTACATCCGGCAGTGCTTTCAGAAACTCATCTACCGCCTCAATCAGCCGTTCATGCGCATCGACCAGTCGGCATTCGTCAACGTGTCGGTCTTTGACCGCAACTACGTCGAAGCGCTCTTCGGCGGCGTGGAATACCCGGACGGGACCTTGCTCATCGACCATGTGGAAGAGTTCATGCAACACCAGAAGACCTTCATGGAGGTCGTTGCCGAAGTGCGCAGCCAAAACATGTTCACCTTCCCGGTGCTGACGTGTTCGCTGCTCTTCCGCGACGGGAAATTCGTCGATGAGGAGTTCGCCCGCTACTGCTCGGACAACAACGCCAAATACAACGACTACAATTTCTTCCAGTCCGGCGACGTGACGAGCCTGTCGAACTGCTGCCGCTTGATCTCCGACACGAGCAAACTCGACGCCTTCATCAACTCCATCGGCAGCATCAAGGTCAACACCATCAACCTCCTGCGCTTGGCATACGAACACCCCGGCGACCGCGCCGGATATTTGAAGGCGCTCCGGGAAACGACGCTGCTCTGCTGCAAGACCCTCGACGCGATCCGGCACATCATCCGACGCAACATCGAAAAAGGACTCCTGCCGAATTACTGCGACGGCGGCGTGGAGATCAAAAAACAGTATTGCACGGTCGGCATCCTCGGTCTCTATGAGGTCATTGAAAAATTCGGCATGGTCGCGCGCGACGAGTTCGGCAACGCAAGCTACACCGATGACGGGATCGCCTTCGCCACCGAGATTTTCCGCGTCATCAACGAGGTCAAGGACAATTTTACGACCGAATACAGCTTCAACGTCGAAAGCGTCCCCGCCGAACGCGCCGCCGTGATCCTCTGCCAGAAGGACAATCTGCTCTTCGAGCAAAACGAAAAGTTCATCTACTCGAACCAGTGGATACCGCTTTCCGAAAAATGCACCATCCGGGAGAAAATACGCCTTTCCAGCATCCTCGATCCGCTCTGCTCCGGAGGAGCCATCGCCCACATCAACCTCGAAGCGAATTTCCCCAATACGGAATCGGCGTGGAAGATGCTCAACCATATCGCCAGAGCCGGGGTCTTTTACTTCGCCTTCAACACCCGCATCAACGAGTGCAAGAACCATCACGGATTCGTCGGCACCGATATTTGTCCGTCGTGCGGAGAAAAAGTATTCGACACCTTTCAGCGGATCGTCGGATACCTCGTGCCGTCGCGGGCGTACAGCAAAGAGCGCTTCCGGGAATACACCACCCGGCGCTGGTACGAATACGCGGAGATGATGCGCGATGTGTGAGATGTGCAAGATCGTCGTAAAAAACATCATCGACGAGGATTTCGTCAACTTCAAGGCACCGGCCATGTTCGTCGCATTCCCGGCGTGTACTTTCAAATGCGGCCGCGAAAACTGCCAGAACCGCGAACTTGCCGCCGCGCCCGACATCCACATCGCTCCGGAGAAGATCGCCGCCCGGTACGCCGCCAACCCGATCAGCGAGGCGGTCGTGCTGGGCGGACTGGACCCGCTCGATTCGCCGGATGCCGCGCTGCGGCTCGTCCACGCCCTGCGGAAAGTCACGAACGACCCGGTCGTCATCTACACGGGGTACGACACGGAAAATCTGGGCGACGTGCTGGAACTCCTGTCGTTCTATAAAAACATCATCGTCAAGTTCGGAAAATTCGTGCCGGGGCAGAAACCCCACTTCGACCCGACGCTCGGCGTCATGCTCGCGTCGGACAACCAGTATGCGGAAATCATCAGAGGAAAGGAGTAATCATGTTCAACCTCAACAAAGTCATGCTCGGCGGGAACCTCACCCGCGACTGCGAAAACCACACCACGCCCGGAGGACTGGCCATCTGCGAGTTCGGACTTGCCGTCAACCGGAGGATGAAAGACAAGGACGAGACCTGTTTCGTCAACGTCACCGTCTTCGGAAAACAGGCGGAGGCGTGCGCCAAGTATCTCGCCAAGGGGAACAACGTCTATGTCGAGGGACGCTTGGTATATGAAACGTGGGAGGATCGCGGAAGCGGCGCGAAACGCAGTGCGCTCAAGGTCGTCGCCGATGCCGTACAGTTCGTTTCCAACCGGGGAGACGCGGCTGGCGGCTCCGCTCAACGCTCCGACCGCAACGGCGAAAACGGCGGCCGACGCGGAGGCGTTCCCGAAGAGTATGCGCCGCCCGTGAGAGAGGGGCGGTATGCTGCGGAAGACCGCCCGGACTCCCGCAGCGGCGGCATCGACAATGACGGCGAACTGCCGCCATTCTGACCAAAGACGAAAAGCGGCGATATGCGCCGCAGGATAAAACAAAACATGGGAGACGCATTATGAAACATCACGGAATCACGATCATGGCGGCGGCGCTGCTCGCGGGACTTGCCGCCGGTTGCGGCATGCTGCGGGATCACAAGGACGAAATCCACGCGGCGATCATCGAACTCGTCGAAACCAAGGGACGGGACGCGGCGACCGCCTACGTGGACAAGCTGGTCGAGGAGGGAAAACTCGGAGCCGCCAACGCCGAGAAGATCAAAGCCGCGATCCCGCATGGCATCGACAAACTCAAGGAAGCGATGGGTGAGTGAAATGGCGAACATCTACAAGAAAGACAGTCTCACGATTTCGGCTGGAACGGTCTACGATGAAAGCCGCGTTTTCGGTCGTCTCATCGCGCGGGCCGATGGTGGCAAGGTCGTCAAATTCTACGAAAAAGGTATGACCGACGCCGAAAAACAGCGCATTTCGGCATTCGTCGCCGAAGCGGACGCCGCGCCGGAAGACCGGTTTTGAAACGCAGACGGGAAGGATATGACAATGTCAAGTTTTGCCGATGATATTGAACGGATGGTAAAATTGCACGGGGTCGCCGACGATGGCGTAAAACCGCTGATCGAGAAAGCAATCGAAATGCTGATCGAAAAGGAGCGGGAATGCAGACGCGTCGATTTCCCGACCCCCTGCATCCCGCCGATGAAACCCGAAAATCCCCCGTTTTGGTGGAACAGTCAACCGACATGCGGCGGGATCACCATGAATTTGTGCAAAGGAGAAACAAAACATGAATAAGAAAGACGCGGGAAGAAAACTCCGCACCAGCGGATCGCACACCGCCGCCCAGACCCTCGGACGCGAGGGCGGAAAATCGAAATCGCTCAAGAAAGTCATCGCTTCCCGGAGGAACGGCAGAAAGCACACCGGGGACTGACTGCGAACATGCGCACGCATCGGCGACGATGCTTTTTTCGCTAAAACAAGGCCCCGTCTGGATGATTCCGGACGGGGATTTTTATTTCCTTTCGGTTTTCGTCCCGACCGTGCGGCCGGAGGTGTCGCGGGCAGTCGTGGTCGTGCTTCCGTCCGCGTTGCTTCGCGCGGTTTCCGTGCCGGTGGTGCGTCCCTCCGAATCCCGATAGGTGGTGGTCGTCGTGCCATCGGAATTGCGCCGCTCCGTCGCCGTGCCGGTCGTTCGACCGGAAGAATCCCGATAAACAGTCGTGTTGTCGGCAAACAGCGGAACGGTAAGCATGCCGGTCAGCATAATCATGGCGGTCAGCATGGCGGTTTTCATCGATCCTCCTCCCCGCCCGGCAAGCGGTCACTATGTTCGCGCTCCTGCACAAAGGCACGGATGCGCTTGGCATCCTCCGCGCCGATCCGCACCGGATTGGCGAGCCGCCTCCACGACACCACGCGGGAATAACCGACGCCGATCCCCTCCGCGATCTCCGTCGCCGTCCATCGGCTCGTCAGTTTCCGGAACTCCGCGTTGTCCATGCCGGGTTCGGAAGTCCGGTCCCCGTTCCGAAACGTCGCAATCGTTCAGTTTGCGAGCATTTGCCACATGAGCAGCATGTTGTTTTTCTGTTCGCATCGAGCCGCCTTTCTTCCCCATGATCGAGGCGGCGAGGCTCAGCGTTTCCGCTTTTGATTTCTTTGGCATAAGCAACCTCTTTTCGCTTCTTCCATATTATACTGCACAATACGGAATTTTACAACTTCGTTTCGTCATTTTCCGCCGACTTTTCGGACCGGTCGGCATGTTCAGGCGATTGGTCTGTCAGTTGAAAGTTTCCGTTACTCAATCCCCAAGAGTTTATCCACGTGCTTGACTACGTCAGGATGCAGAAACAACATGGTTGTACAGCGTTCGCTAAATCAGCAATAGTTTTTCCAATTCGCGCTGTGCTGCTCGAACTTTATCCATTATGACAATGCAGTCGGTTTGCATTTCCAACCTCCGGTCAGTATGTTTTCACGCTTGGGATCACGCCTCGAACGCCGACTTGAGCCGTGCCGCCTTTTCCGGTCCGATGTCCAAGACGAGAAAGTCGAAGAGATTGCAGACCAGCTCGCGCCAGTCGGCATGTCGGTAATTATGCCGGTAATTATGCCGGTAATTATGCCGGTAATTATGCCGGTAAGCATGTCGGTAAGCATGCCGGTAAGCATGCCGGTCGGCATGGCGCAGTCCATACCGCCGCGCGGTCATCATGTCACCGCGCCCCGCTGAAAAACGGGTGGAATCGGACGGTATAGGCTATATGCTTTTCGCACTGGTGCCGCGTCCGATAACGCCCGAAACACGCCAGCGCGCACCAATCGCCCCGGACGCAACCCCGGACGCACCACCAAGGCCGCCCGCCGATCATGCGCCGCCGCGCTTCATAACGTGCCATGATCCGCCCCCTTTCAGCCGTAAATATAAAACGGCGATTTTTCATTATTGACCGCTTCCGCTGCAACATCATCGAGAAAAGCGGAAATATCATCCGCAACCGCCGCCCCGCCGCACTTCAGGAAACGCCGCCAGCAGTACGAAAACAGCGCCCGCGATCCGTCGAAATACCGCGCGAAGTCGGACCGGGACCAATACTCACCGCCGCCGACGTGATAGCGATAACGCCCGGAGCGGTGACGATACGAGCGGAAAATGCACAGATAGCCGCTATAATTGAAGTCATACCCCGCCCCCGGCACCGGCACCACGTCAAAGCCCGCCGACCATGCCGCCGCCTTTACCGCTTTTTTCGTCGCTTCCGGGACCAGCGCAACGCCCGCCCCGACCGGATAGCCGGGAATCACCGCGCCGAATGCTTTAACTCTTTTTTCGTCGCTTTTCTCATTTTTCGCCCTTTCGTTTTTCTTGGCAGTCATCATCAGCACGCCCGCGCCGCCGGGCATGGACGGCGGAAACATGATCCCCGCCGTTTCGACTTGATTTTCACGCCGTCAATGCCGCGCGAATTTCATCCGCGCCGACTTCGCAGGAGCGCCGGACGCTCAAGGAATACCGCGCAAGCCATAGATCGATTTTTCCCGCCTTGAATTTTTCCAATTCCGCCGCGCCTGCCTCGTCGCCGTTGTCGTTTTCTTCGCGGTCAAACCAGAAAAAATTATTTATTTCGTCATACTCCAGAGCATCGGCGGAAATGCCGAAGAAATCCGCGACTTTTTCTATCAGCTCCCGGACGGACCCGGCGCGGAAGTCGTCAAGAATGATCCCGAAGTCCTGAATACCGCCGAAACATCCTTTTTCGTAGTTGTCCTTTTCGATCCACTTTGCAACCGCACCGCAGAAAATACCGTTTTTCATTTTTTCACCCCTTAGAACGCTTTTATGTTTTCGATCCCGTGGAACTCGACCCCGCCGGAAATGCCCGCCAGACTTTCACAAACGGAATCAACCGCCCGCCCGAACTCATCAGCCGCGAATGCGCCGCCGATCCCGCCGGAACGGGAAATTTTTATAAAGGTCCGATAGCGCGCCGGAACATCGACGCCGCCCCGGTTGATTATGCCGCTTGTTTTTTCGATAGAGGCGGCGAAGCGCCGCCCGTCCTTAAAGGTGATTTTTTCGCCGTCCTGCTTCACCGTGTATTTTTTCCACATTTTACACGTCCTCCACGATCAAAATTTTTCCGCCGACAACGATATAACACGTCCCGACATTCGAGAAACACCGACAATAAATCCGCCGCAGCCGCCCGGCGTGCCGGATTTTATACGGGGTCCGAAGTTTCACCCCGTAACCCGTCACCGTTTCACTTTTGCCGCGTTTTTGCCATTCGAGCGGACAATACAGCAGATCCGCGCGGGACACATACAGCCGATCAGAAGCCGCCATTTTTCGCCGCCCTCCATTCATTCGGGAACATCACCGGGAACCCGGCCCCGAACAGGAAAACCGCCGGAGCAAGGACCGCCGCGACTATCGGAGCCGCAACCATCACCAGCACCGCCAACACCGGAGCGGAAAACACCGCCGCCAGAACCAAAAGAAAATTTTTCATTTCGCCAAACTCCAATAAATCGACGGGCAAGCCGTCACGTTGTAAATATACGAGCCGCAGCGGACCAGCAGCGCCCCGCGCCCGTAGTATAATTTTTTCATCCCGGCAATACTGCCGGATTTGTGAAAATTCGGAAAATCGGCGATCCCGACCGCCGCGCCGACTGATTTTTTCAGGTAACGACAACGCATTTTTTATTCCTTTATCTGTTTTTGGTCAAAACGCCGAGAATCACCACCGCCCAGACGAAGCCGAGCAGGACCGCCCGCGCGACATGAAAGAGAAAGAACAGCGCGCGGATCATCGGGCACCCCCGCGCGCGGCCATTTCCGCCCATGCGCAGACGGTGAAAAATTCCGCCGCAATCAAGTTGTAATAGACCGCTGCCGCGTTATCCTCGGACGGAACGCGCCCGCCCCATTTGCGCAGCGCGTCCAACTGCCGGAAAGTTTCAAATTCCGGGCGGAACGCCGAAGCCAGACCGCCGCACCAGTCGCAGAAAACCGCGATCCGCTTTTTTTCGGTTTTCGCCTCGGTCAAATCGCGCCGCTTTTCCGCCTCGAAACGCGCACGGACCGCCAGACACGCGCCGCCCAAGTCGGAAAAAGCCAATTTTTTCCGCGCTTCATCGCAAAAGCCGCGCTCGATTGCCCGCCAAATTTCGCCGCGCCGCAGCAGGAAGCCCCGCAGATTTTCCCGGACCGCGAACGGCACGCCGCCGAAATTGTTTTCCCCGCTGTAACCGATCCCGCGCAAAACGCGCCAATC